GCATGCGCGCCTTGTTGAGATCGATGCCCCCGACGATGGTTTTGCCGACGCGCGACGCCGCCCGTGTGGTAACAGTACGCCTTCGTTCTTGCCGATCGTAGTGTCTCGTGGTTCGGCCCATAGAACTTCGCTTCGCCTTGCAGGACGACAAAGGTGTGGTCCTCGTTCGGATGGGGATGCAGCCCGTTCTCGCCGTCTGCCGCATAGATCTTCAACACGACCCACATCTTGTCCGAGGCGGCCATCGGCCTGTCGGTGGGGCCCTGCTGCGGAAAGCTGAGCCTCCAGTCTGAAGAAGGTCGGATTTCGTTCGAGGACCTGGGCGTTGACCTTGGCGCGGAGATCTTCGGGGCTTTGAGCGATGTTCACGGTTCCATCGGGCGGTATGGGATCTCCTGTGGGGGTTGAAGGACAAAAACAAGCCCAGGGCCGCGCTCCGCATACTGTCAAATCAGCTTTAGGCCCGCCTCGGCATCCGCTCTCCGCGGCTCAGACGGTCTAGATCACACGACTTTCCGCCAGAACGCAAAGCTCCGCTTCGGGACGGTTTCCAATTTCTCGCAGAGGATTTCCGCGTTGTGCCCGCCAATCAGCGGCGCCCGCCGGGAGATCCGCCACGGAGAGCCGTTATGGATGGCCGCCTCGCCTAGATACACAAAGCTGCGGCCGAGCTCGGGGTGCCCGACCTCTTTCCAGAAGCCGCGGTCATGCAGGTGGAGGTCGTCGAGGAGCGCCTCCGTAGGTAGTATATATCCACGCGTCGATACAGAGTTTGGTGGCACCCGCTACATCCGCTCGGGTGCACTGGATGGCGCAATTTCGACCGAGCAATTCCATGCTCGAATCCGACCAGACAACGCAATGGGATTATCCAGAAAACAGTGGCTTTGGTCGCCCAACAGAGCGGGAGTGGGGCTCACCAGCGGCGACGCTGCCGCCTGAAAAGGAGAACCAGCCCATGCGAATCTATATCATCGGCCATGACGGAATCACGGTCTGCGGCGAGCCGCCGGCGGCAGTCAACGAGGGCGAAATTGTCGTCGCCTTGAACGAGGAACTGCACGCAGCCGAGCTTAGCGGGAAGCGGCTCTTGGCACTATGGAATGCTCTCCCCAGTGTCGAGAAGCGCAGGAAGGTCAGCGACCGCGACGCACTGATCAACGAACTGTGGTCGGCGATGGAGATGTTGCCCGACCCGGAGCGACAATCCGAGGCGAAGCGCACCTCGAAGCAGGATGAGGTCATCGCGATGCTGCGTCGACCCGAAGGTGTGACGGTCGATGAGGTAACGAGTGCGACGGGCTGGCAGCGCCACACCGTGCGTGGCGTCTTCTCGGGAACCCTCAAAAAGAAGCTCGGCCTCACCCTCGCCTCGGCCCAGGAGGAGCGCGGCCGGGTTTACCGCATCATCGAGGGCCGCGCATGACACCGGCGAGCAAAAGGGCTCCGCAGAGCTGAGCTCAAGCCGGAGAAGGAGGAATTCTGATGGAGGAGCAGGTTGAGCATCTCGCCGCGCCACCATTGGACGGCGCTACTGCGGTTTTGGCTTTGATTGAGAGGGTGGCGCTTGATCCCGGCGCCGATGTCGAAAAACTCGACCGCATCGTCGCAATGTACGAACGAGTGAAGGCGAAAGAGGCCGAGCTTGCATTCAACGCGGCGAAGGGCCGGATCCTGAAAAAGCTCGCCGGCATCAAGCTCGTGAAGAACAGGCCCGCCGCCCTCTATGAAATCGAGAAGGGAAAGTCTCAGAAAGGCAGCTATCAAGCCTTCAAATACGCGCCTCTGGAGGAGATCGACAAACATCTGCGCCCGCTCTTGTTGGAAGAGGAGATGGATCTCTCCTATTCCGACGAACCGCGGGAGCACGGCTGGATCCTAATCCGCGGCCGCCTAAAGCACCTGCCGTGCGGCCACTTCGAAGATTCATTTATGCCCGGCCCGCTCGACACCTCGGGTGGCAAGTCGACCGTACAGGGTGTGGGAAGCACCAATTCTTACCTGCGCCGCTATATCGCTTGCAATATCTTCAACATCGTGGTCGTCGGCGACGATGACGACGGAAACGGCAGCACCATAGACGAGACCCAGATCACCACGCTTCTTGAATTGATCAAAAAGGCAAAAGTCGGGCCGAAGTTTCTGAAATACATGCGTGCGCAGAGCATCGAGGAAGCCGGTTCTCTGGAAGCTGCAGTAGCGACAATCGCCTCCCGGGATTATCGCAAGGCCATCACCACTCTCGAGGAGCAGATCGCCAAGGCAGAGGCCAGTCATGCCAATTTTTCATGATGTGGCGCAATATTCGGAGGAATATGACCGCCTCAAAATTGGGATCCCAACGAGCTCCAACTTCCACAAGATCATCACACCCCAGGGCAAGCCGTCAAAGCAGTGGCGTGAATACGCGTGCGTCCTGATCGCCGAGCGGATCCTGCAACAAAGGATCGAGTTTTATAATTCGCCGGCAATGGAGCGCGGCTTGATCGTCGAGACCGAGGCGGCCGATTGGTACGAATTCGATCAAGACTTAACCGTTCAGAGGATCGGTTTCATCACCGACGACGAGCACACGATGGGATGCAGTCCCGATCGCCTCGTCGGCGATGAAGGCTTACTCGAAATCAAGGCGCCCCTACCGCAGACCCAGGTCGCATACTGGATTTCGGGTGAGCTCAATGAACGGTTTCGGCCTCAGTTACAGGGACAGCTTTACATAAGCCAGCGTAGTTGGGTGGATATCCTATGCTGGCATGACGTGTTGCCAAAACTAGTCATGCGGGTTGACCCGGATGAGAAGTTCATCAAAGCCCTCGACCGCGAACTTCGCATTTTCAACTACTTCATTGAAGGGGTAATGGAGAAGATCCGCACGACGAGTGAACTGCCGATCCCGCCAAGCCGATTAGCCCTGAAGGCGGCGTTGCGGGCAAGCTTGGAAATAGCGCCATGAAATCGATGTTGCGGTGCAGTCGGCACCGCTTCTTCGTGCTTCAAAACCGATGACCACGCCGCGCATTCCACGCTGGGTGGCGCGTTCCAAGTCCAAACCTGACCTCCGCAGGCGCGCCCGGCACTTAGCCTTTATCAGGCAGCTTCCCTGTGTCGCCTGCGGTACGGCAGCTCCTTCAGAGGCCGCGCATGTGCGCTCCGGATCTGACGGCGCGGCAGGAATAAAGCCGTCAGATCGTTATTCCGTGCCACTCTGCAGCAGCTGCCATGCGCTGCAACACCAATTTGGCGAACTGACATTCTGGAGCACCTTGCGCATCGATCCCCTCAACGTGGCTTTCCGCCTGTGGACGCTATCGGGCGATATCAAGGCAGGCGAGAGGATCGTCTTCCGGGCGCGGCAGCGGATCGACTTGATGAAAACTGGTGCGCAATGAAGCAACCGAATGAACGCTATACGCTCGAAGGCGTGGCGAATCGCCGATAAACGGTGCTCGGTTTCAGCATTCCTGTCGTCCGCTCAGTCGCGCTGTCGGCGAGCCAATGCAATCGAGCAGATCGAGCGATCAGCGCATCACAAATCCTCTAAGTCAACGCCATTTTCGCGTGCCCACTCCACAGAGCCAACAGCCCAATTGGTCTTGGAAGGCTGCGGTTTTTCCTGGTCCTTCTTTTATTCTGCCTGCTCGCGCAAGCACTCGATATAACCCCAGTACTTCATATTGAGACTAAACACTTCTAAGGCTCCACTGCAGGCATCGACCTCGTCGTCATGGGCGAGATCGGAGAAGCCTTCGAGAACGCGCAACACCTCCTCGTTTCGAGGAGCTGCGTCGGACCTTCACATTGCCGGAGCGGCACTGCGAACTGGACGGTCCGAACCTGGTGAGCGCAATGCCCCAGCAGCGAACTCGACACTTACCAATGCCCCAACCCGTTTATCAGCAACGAGTCGACTTGATCCGCCGCGGCTAAACGTGAAATGCTGTTGACCCAGACGATCTGAGCGCGCAGCTAAACCCGCAGGCCGCGAGACCGGCCCAGACTTCGCCC